GTTAGTATTGGCCATGGGTTTTGCTCTTGCTAGCCAACTTGCCATTAACATTGGGTAACTAACTATCCAATACCACTTGCGCCACGTAAAGGTTATGTGGGGAGCTTATGGCCCAATGGCTGGGCCAAGATACACAGTCCACTTAGTTCCGTTTTCTAGTGGCTGGGGAAGATCCTGAGAAGTAAGATACTAAAGATGAGGTGCTAATAGCACTGGAGCTACTTGCTGAGCTTGAGGCGCTGGATGCGGATGATGCAGAGCCAGGGCCAATATCAAACTCAGAAGGTGAATCCAAATCAGGTTCTTGAAAATATATCGATAATATAGCTGGTAACACACGTAAAGCCTCAAGCTCAAGCGGGGAATATCCACGTCGGTGGCGTGGTGGCGCCTTGGTTAGGTGCTTAATCAACCCAAGTTTGATGTCAAACGTTTTACAGTCAGGGTTGGTGTGCTTGAACTCCGAAGCATATCGGTGTACCAGTTTGCGAATCATTGAGTACGCGGTACGCAATGACATAGCGGGAGAATTGTTCACAAAGGAGGGGCAGTAGAAATCAATAACATACGTAACTCTAATAGCAGCAAGGGCTACAGGTGCGCCGAACGGGGTGCGAGAAGCACCAGCGAGGGTTATCTGAGTGTACACCTCCGGATCTGGTCCGGAGTCATCAGTTTCCCACAGTTTCTTGCCACTAAACGAGTAACCTAAATTCGCGCCCTCCCACGCAGTCCAAGCGACGCTTGGAACCACCTGGGACACTTGAGTGAACAACGTGGAGCCGTCGGATAACGTAGCTGCAGCGTCGTAATCGCTAACTAACGCAGCTGTTAACAATACGGTTTCTGACCCGGTGGTGACAGATGGCCCGATAAGCGGCACAAATTCAATAAGCAATTTGCGCCACGCATAGTATTGGTAAATAGACTCCTGTAATGATAGCCGCGAGCTAACATTTCCAGGGGTGAGGCCTTGCCACTCTTGATACGCGCCACCGGAATAAACAATGGAATAAGATGTTCCCATGGTTGAGTTTCCGCTTAAAGTGATGAACTCACAAATATCACTACCAAACATGCGGGTCCCAGTTTGGGTTGACCATGAACTGGCGGACGTCATGTCTGTATCTTTCTGCGGTAAACCCCCTAGTGTGGGCATCACAC